ATATAACAATTCACAACTACACCATGCATACCAACACATACAACACCACAAACCCAATCAACTCCCCAAACGCCGCCATGAACAATATAAACAAGAGGAAGGCTGGCCTCTATAAATCCACAGCCAACAAAAACCACTCACGTAACAATGAGTGTACTGAGCCTAAGGGAATTAGGCCCAGTTTCAAAGATTGGGGTAGCATTAAAAAAGTTTCTAGAACAAAAATCGTTAAAGGAACTAGTGATAGTAAAGTTGAAATTAAGAACAAAGTCATGGCTACTAACTCCTGTTGGAACTCAATATTTGGGTACGATTTAGGCGTAGATGCTATGATTGACATTGACATGATTAAAATGTCTCTTATTGGCCAAGAAGAAGATGCCGAGCATATTAGGCTCCACGTAACAATGCGCAAGGGTATCTTACATTTCGAAAACCCAATTGGTTTACCAACTGGCGACCCATCTCCTGAACTGTTTGCCAAGCAACGAGAGTTTGTCAAAACATATAAAGGAGAAACGGTAGGACTGCTCGATATATTAAACAAGCATGATGGCAATACACTTGTCGGATTAAGTGAAGAACCATTACTTGATAGAATTGCTAAGGATGCAGGCATCTCCATACCTCAGATTACTACTAGCCAATTCAAAACCGAGATGGACAAATTAGTCAATACACGGTTACAGCATGCGGCTACCAATCATGCCACCAAAGTTATTCTCCTTCCAACAAGTACGCCTGTTGACATTGTTGAAGACCTTAATAACTTACACGGTTCCGGTTCTTTCGTACGTGGCAACATGGCAGCACATAGTCATATTTATCACCATGCTAACCGCCTAATGCTAACAGAGATGTTAGCCAGTAGACACCCGCGCAATGCTTTACTATACGACATAGGTGGTAATATCAAYCGTCACTTAGATCATGGAAGATTGAATGTTCATTGTGTATATACAACTTCGACTCCAGCTGATCTGAGCCGTCACACTTTATGGGTAAAGAAAGCCACACAATGGGCACATGCTAACCTAAAAAACAAGAGCGTACATGGTGCTACGTACTCAAGCATTGCTGCATCCATGATAAAAGAAGACAACTCAATGTGGTGCACTAACGGGATAGCTAACTGCAGCCATGCACCCATATCAGTTGGATTCGCAATGTCCATTGACACATTAGTCCATCTTGACCCTTCGGATTTGATAAAATTTTATATTGACAACAATGTGGCACATGCTTCACATGCCATGACTATACCTGATAACTATGCTTATGCCACAAAAGGAGTCTTGCGTCATAATGAAGGTCATTGGTACAGGACTAACAATGGTACTTGGGTCATTGAGTTTGTTGGTGAAAGTCTCAGCTATGAACAAAAGGTTTCATATACCGATGCATATTTACAAACTCTAATCTTTACTGCTGGAGAAATGGCTGTATATAATAAAGTTGTTGGACGCAAAGGCCCACATATGTTATTTGAACATTTCTTAATTACACGTGCTAAACTTGAGTCTGAATGTATTAAGCATGTCACTTGGTTTAATATGAACATGGATGAAATCTTTGTTATGATACCTGAAATAGATTTTGATTCAGCTGTCACATTGATGAAACGTGAACCTTTCACTATGAAAACTGTCTCAATAAATCTCCGATTTTATGAACGCCTTTTGAATAGACTATTGCAAGAATACTCCTGGGAAGCAACTATGGCATACGCGTCCTCAATGATTGGTAAAGTATATGCTACATCATCGGGATTGCATTTAAAATGGAATATGACTAATGCTGAAGTCCGTGATCATTGCCTTGTTGCTTATTGGTCAACTAACCGAGTTAATGAGTCAATGCGGCCTCTTATACAGCAAGCTGAGCGAAATAATCGAGACCCAGATTTTTTGACTGGCTTGTGGACTGCAGTCAAGAATTGGGGTAGAGATTTTGGCAGCCATTTTGACCCATCTGGCAGTGAACTAATTCAAACCTTTATTAAAAACAACAAAGGTAACGTATTACACATAACCAGACTTTTCGGAGCTACTAGTAAATCCATTGATAGTTTGAATGTTGCAGCCCAAATGGTTAAGTCAAGAAATGTTTTGGAATGGATAGGTAGCTCAACAGGTGTAGTAGCTACCACACGCAATGATTTGATAGATGATTGGCGCCTAGCTACACCTTCAAAGAATGAGATACCAACAGTATATGATTTAGCTTATGAACGATCAGCTCCAAAAAGTAAACGACAAGTCTGTAACGCAAGCGAAATTTGTCCACATGATCACTCTACTTACCATCAACACTTAATTCCAGGCACAACTGACATTGAAGGTAATTGTTCTTGCTGTAATGTATATAGCAATTTAGCTCCTAACGGGGCTTGTAGAGTTTGTAGCCCACGGCCATTAGTTCGTGGTAAACAGTTAAGATGCACACATAAACATATTTACGTGAATGATAGCTGTTGTGGCCAAGCAATATGTAAGTGCAAGCATTCACACACATGTTCATGCTGCGGGCTTCCATCAAATGCTCAGTTATGTAAAGTTTGTAATTTTACGCCAATTCAGGACATTATTGGAGACAAGTATGGTCATCTTAGTAAGAATGATGCATCATTAAATGATGTAGTACACACTTCAGATAAACTTACCAAGATATTAAAATTAAGAGACAACAATCAAAATCCAGATGTAGATAATGAAAATGATAGTGACCTTGGTTCATTTGATACTCCTATTAAAGCTCCCAAATTGGCTAAAGAATTTGAAGTAAAGTCTCGCCCACTTTCCGTTGAATCAGCAAACTTCGCTGATGTGATAGCTGAACTTAAAACTCACAAAGGGTTAAAACCAGTGAAAGAGACTGACAAGAAGGTTATCGAAAATCTTATTGTTACTGCTAAACAGAGTGACAACGAAGTACTGGATTGGGCAGATATTGTCAATGAAGAAGCCAACAAAGAGGCGGAAGAAACTACGCAAGTTGAACCTGTAGTTTTAAATTTAATTTCTGAAGAACAAGCGAAGCCAAATAGTAACACTGAATTCTGGGCTGAAAGACCTAATATACTTAACAAAAAACCAGTAACATCCGTGAACTTGGTTAAAATTGATGGGATACCATTCGTACCGATTAGCATTGTTGGTTGCAATGTCCATGGGTTTATTGATGTACCAGGGGATGGTAGATGTGGTTCACATGCTTTAAAACACTGGTTAAAATGTGACATTGCTGAAATTGATAGATGGGCTGAAACTGCGTTTGGCCGAAATGATTGGCTCGAAGGCGAAGAGATCGCTGCGATTGGTAATGCTTACGGGAGGAACGTGTTGATTGTAACAGAAAGCATCAGTACATTATACCAGGTTGATTCAGAGCGTTTGGCAATAGCAATTGTACATGGGAACTGTATTGGTAAATCTATGCACTGGGTTGTCGGTGATGTCAGTGTGTCAACAGTTAGCTCAACATTAAATAACAGATTATATGAGAACTATTTACATTTGATTAAGTCTGCAGCTAATACTATGAAAGACAGACATGATACTGCATATGGTTATACACACGCTGAACTCGACATTGAGTTCATTTGTTCCCTAGGTGGTACTGTAACTCTTACGCCCAGTTCAGTTAATGTTAATTTTACCGGTATGAATTCAGAGCCGATAATACAAACATTAAACAATGGGATGCGGTTACTTTCAGGGCCAACAGGCTCTGGCAAAACTACACGAGCTTTTGAAATATTACAAGAGAAATTATTAATAATTACTCCATCGCGTTCCACAGTAATCGGCTCGTCTAAGCTAACTAAAACTAAAAACTGTGGGCGTGCTTCAAGCCGCTGGTGGCCTAAGGAACATATGACAGTAAATGAAATAAATGCTTGTGATGTTGTATACGTAACGGTTGATGCCATGCATGCTGCCTTATCTAACAACGAACATTCGATGTACCATGACCTTATCAAGTCAAGACTTGTTATCTGTGATGAAATACACGAAATTACACCTAACTACATGGAAGTTGTCACTCATTTGAATATTAGTAGAACTATTTTAGCAACAGCCACCATGCCAGGTGTAGCCACGCGGCATAATTTAAAATATAATAACACTGTTGAATTTGTAAGTAATGGACTCATTGAAGCTATTGTTGATGAGAAAACTTCTAATGGCCTATCTGATGGCCAAACCGTAATAGTTGCAACAAAAAAAAATACATATGTTAATCAAGATATTACAGCAATTAATTCTGACACACTTAACACTATTGATCTAAGCAAATGTACAAAAGCATTCGCCACTAATTGCGTCACCACAGGAGTTACGATGCCCCTTCTGACAGAATTGATTGATAGTGGCAAGCGATGTACAGTCAATATTAATTATTCACCCACTTTTGATGGCAAGCTTGATCTTTTCAGGTCACATATTCGACAGACGTCAATTGTTGAATTTAACCAAAGTAAAGGACGTGTATCACGTACACACCCAGGTAGATATGTTACCCCTATACCAACACAAAAAACAGAAATGTCAATTGATGATTTGCTCGCTTCGTCAGCTTTAACTGGTTGCCCTTGCCCTGACAAATTCGCTCAATACTGGTCTAACTTGAACCAATCTATCCTGAGTAAAGCCCAAGATAAACTTGGGAAAATACCTGTTAAAACTGGGAGCTTAAAAGACCATGAGGATAGAGTTAATCTTTCTACTTGGATAAGCAGATATGGTAGGTTATTGGAGCTAAAAAATAGAAAATTAAAGCCAACATTTGTTAGTTCAAATATTTATCGAGAAGACCTAGTTAATTTTATCCCTAGCTGTATCGGGACAAAAAACAACATGAAAACCAAACATGTTGGTTATTTTAAAGCTAGAATTAACATAGATAAACAGGCTATCATACCAAAAGCAATTTTTGGTAACACAAAAGGTCTTGATTATGATACGTTGACAGTAGCAGTTGAGAGCGGCGGTGACTTTATTGATATTGAAAATGATGATATGGAAAATATTATACCCAAAGTTAAATTAATTCTTGTTGCTCAAATCACTAAGGCTATCAAGACAATTAATAATAGTATGTTAGCAATACTTAATTCACGTAGTTTAAATGCTGCCCCTTCTGACTGTCCTGGATACAGAGGCCACAAATCAATGCTGAAAGCAACTGGCCGTGTACCTAAATTAAATGATATGGTCGGTGTTGTTGATATCAACACTGGTATAGGTGCAATCCAGTTATATAAAGATGCCCCTAAACAGGATGAAAATGCTACTTGGGTTTTACCAACTTACAGAACGGCACAACTTCAAGATGACATGCGATTACTAAACAGTGCTAACAGCAATATTAAAATCGTTGATTACTTGCACAATTGTACCCTCTATGCTGGGCCACCTGGGTCAGGCAAGACACACAGTATGTTGAACACATATGGAAATATACCAATAGTAACAACGAGTGAAACGCAATTAAAATTACACAATGATTGGACTACTCCAAGTGGTGTGGTTAACTACGTGCCAATTATAGGTGTTGATGAGGCAGGTCTAATAACATTAAGCACGTTATTAACATTAATTGCCAAAGCTGACAAATTGATTTTTACTTGCGACGTTGGTCAAATAATTAACAAACAAGAGCAGAATATCCAAGAACTAACTGGTATTGATAGTGTAGCACATCTATTAATGAAATTCTGCAATGTTATTACTTTCAATGAATCTTACAGGTTAGGAAAAAACATTTGCCAAGTGGTAAGTAAGCTGGGTACAAAATTAAGTAGTAAACGTGAGCAGGATGATGAAATTGTAGGCATTTCATGTGTTATTGGCAACAATCCAGAGTTCAGTAACGCCATTATCAATTCTAACCCCGACTTAATAATATGCGCAACAAATAATTTGGCTAGGCAATTGCGTAGCTTTATTGACATTAATATAACTACTATTACACGATGCCAAGGTGCTGATGTTAAACGGGTATTATTAGTCATATCTGGTATTGATTACCGTAACATAGGAAACGAAACATTGTATGTAGCTCTGACACGTCACAGTCAACACATTACGATTGTTGTTGACCGTCCTAACATTAATTTGCTTGGTTCACTAGAAATAGCAACCAATGACTTTGTTAATTACTCACGCGCCGTAGGTGGTAGCTCTAATATAACTTCACGCATGTATGATTCAATTGTCAAAAAATCAAGTTCCCTGCCTATGCCTGATGCCCAATTAGAGGATATACTCAAACAAGCATTGTATATATCTAACAATTTTGCTCATAACCCTGTTGTTCCGAGCTGTATTATATCTAAGGTTGGGAAAAATGGCCTACTACAAGGAAACTTATCAGTCATGGGCCTAGATGGTGCTGTGCATAACAAATTTATCACATTAACTGTGTTTGGCTTAAAATATTCTCGTCCTGTAGTATTATTCTATGGTATGAAAATAGAAGAATTAAGATATAAGCTCTTAAGCGACATGCCTGTGAGGCGTTTTATGTGTCTGTTGGTACGCCAAGTAACTTCGCGATTTTATGCTTATGGCCGGGACTTTGTTGTTTTACTAAAATCATGGCTCACATTGGCTTTAGAGAAAACTAGCGAATGGGCAGCGACAAGCCATGTGATGCCCAGTATTAATGAAGTAGTCAGTTCAAGTGGTAATATGTTGATGAAAATTTTAACAATTTTTATGACTCCAGTAACATCACTCATTTCAATTTTACCTACATTGAAACAAACATTAAAGAAATTATTCAACACCAGCGGCGACAGCCTAGGTAGTGATGCAGCTAGGCTGTTACATGATTGGATGTTTAATCCCTCGAGCAGTAAAACGAAATCAGGTGGAAAAGTTGATATACTGTCAAGCTTGTACGATATTATTATCATGTCAACCAAAACCGCAATCAGTGGAGTCAAAGAATTTATCGTATGGGTCATCGAGTCCATGAAACTTGGCTTCACATATGTTAAAAATAAATTACAGCCTAACACCTTAGATGATTCTGATGTGTTATTTGATTATGATGTTGACCAGAATAAGGATCTATACACTGATGAAGAAAAGCAATTATTTGAACACGGCAATGCTGTTAACGTTAACAACACAAATAATGAACCGCCTGTGGTTCCATCTATTAATGTAGAGGAATACGATATAATTGATGACACCGACTCAAAACCCAGTATACCACAAGAAAAGGTGGTAGAACCTTTGCCTGATTACTCAGGTGAAAGTTGGGGCAATAGTAGTATTGACCCAGTTAATCTCTTAAAACCAACTGACATCCCATTACCAACTTGCCATGCGAAAACTTTAATTAAAGTAGATAAAATCAAGACTAAGTTGGATATTGAAACATTCAAACCAAATTTTATGGGGCGTTTCTTAATTAAGCGTGACGACATAGGATTAAGTGGAAACATACCATTACCAGGCATGAAGGTTAAGTTTTCCATACATAAAACATGTGAGCATTATTATACTGTCAACATTATTAGAGACACTGAGATAATTGAAGTTTATTTAAAGAAACGCTCCACAGGTTATGAACTATTTGCAAATCAAGACACTGCTGCAGATATTGATCCCCAACATATTCGCACGGCTCTAGTTGCCTTGAATAAGTTGGGCGGCGGTGAATCAGCTTTTATTACACTACTAAAATCTATAATGCAAGCTACATCTGATTTCGTTGAAAAATTGACGCACATTATTAAATGGAACACGCGACGTTTGTTAGGACAATGCCAGCACAAGTCATTCCAAACGGATCTAAATGTGATCGATACATACCGGGCTTTTAGCACTGCATTGAACAGATCGTTCTATGGGCGCACCCACAAAGGGAAATTCCTATCTGGTACAATCATCACAACTTGTTACGTGAAGCCTGAGGTGGAAGATAAAATGCAAGAGAGCTTTATTCTAATTAACGGTATTGGATTTGATACTCGGGTCACAATATATTCTTTTGAACAAATTGATGAAAGCTTATTACAGATCATGGCTAATTCACTGGGAGCAAGAGCTGCTGATCACATTGGAGGCAAGTCCAAGTCATTTGATTCATTGTTGCGTTTAGGTGTTGACTTGAAAGCTTTAAACACTGCTATCACTCCACAAGATGTCAAGTATATCAAGAGACACATCGAGAAAAATCCCTTAGTTGCAACTTTTGATTATGGGCCTGAACAGACACATATGGATATGAAAGCGCTAGGTAAATTGATGTCTGAATTAAGTGTAAATGCACATGTGGATTTAAAAAACAAGGTCATGCAAAAAACCGCATTCATCATTCCCAGTGGGCATGGTAAATCGACTACAGTACGACGTTTACGACAGCAAAAACCACATTTGCGTGTGCTAGATGCTGATGAAGTACAAGAGCAAGCAACAATTCTATTATTGCCCCTAGCTGATAAGTTTAAGTCATACAAGTACAAAATACAAGAACATGTAAATAGTACACCAACTGATGCTGTTTTTGTCCATGCTATTGATTGTGTGCCTAGTGGGTACAAGCCTATATTCATTATGAATACTAAAGCAGAGGTACCGTTAGATCGTGTTTGGTCACGTGAAAATGTTGAGTATAACGAGAGGACATTGGCAAACTTAACATTAATTAAAGCAGATGGTTATGATGAGTTGTATAAAGTGATTAGCCGAATATTAGATGGTGGTGTGCGTGATTTCATGACTTTCACAGATTACGGTATGTTAATTGACAATATAGATGATATAGACGGATATAATTTCTTTGCTAACGAACCATATACTGATGATGTCATACGATTACCAGCTGGCAAACATGATAAACTTACTTATAGCGAGGTGAGACATGGCCCAGGACAGCAGCGGTTGTTCGTTTCAGGGACACATGTAGGTTTGGCAAGGCCAACTATACAATCTGTAGCAAGTTCACTACCAAATGCCATTAGCACAAGATTGATGGGTCGAGAAAGTTTAAGAACTGAAGCTACTACTATTGGCCAATACCATACACTAATGCAAAGGTTGTGGCACCCAAAAGCTGAAGAATTATTTAAAATTTTTGGTGCTGACCAAATTTCGTTAAGTACGAACATGCTCATAGAATGGTTAGTAAATAAGGGCAACAAAATGCAACTATTCGATGATATGCTGAGAGATGTGCAAGCACGTGAATATGCAACTGACCCTAAGGATGTTACCGTTCACTATAAAGTGGAGAATTTACTAAAAGAACAAGTGAATGACGTTTTGGACCAAGTAGGGCGTGTTATTGTATGGAATAACCAGAATATCAACATGTTTGCTTGTCCCATTATTAATGAGGCTAAAGCTAGGTTAAAGTTATTATTAAAACCAAATGTTGTATATACAGATGGTATGAGCACACCAGCTCTAAACGCAAAATTAGGTGAATATAAAGCAAAATATATATTAGAAATGGACTTAAGTAAGCAAGATCGCCAAACTGATAGGCCAATCCTAGAATATGAGTGGTGGCTTGTTAAAAATTTAGGAGTCTCTGAAAAGGTTATAGATTTTTTGTCTAGTCCTATACCAACATTCAATATCCATGGTTCTAACGGTGAGACAGCTAGACTACCTGCGATCCACTTTAGTGGTGGAGCAATGACAAGTTTGGGCAACGAAATTCGCAATCTTGTGTTGGTTTCTGATTGTGTCCAAAAATATGTCGCCATTTTTACTTTAGGTGATGACAGCCTTGTTCTGATGAATCAACCACCCCAACTTGACCTTTATAATCGTATCTGTAGGTCAAGGCATAACGTCACAAATACAGCCGATTGGTCAACTTCACATGGAACTTTTCTACAACTGATAGTAACACGAGATGATGATGGGTTCTTTTACGCTAGTCATAATTTTAGCAGATTACGTGAAAAACTAGCTTACAGCGCATATCCAAATGATTCGCTAGAATGGAAAATGAAATTTGCCTCATATTTAATGATGATAGGGTATTGTCCTGCTACCAGAAATGCGATGCAATATTCAGGATTTGTCGTATTTCCCGACCTCGGTACGACGTTATCACAAAGACTAGAAGCGAATGCGATTGCCAATAAATGCACGGTTGAAGCAGTTTTAGCCGTAATACAAGATATGATGCATATCAGGCTCGAGAAATCAACACCATTAATTGTGAACACGACCACAATTCTAAAACCAAATAAATTGAAGAGTGGTTACAAGAGAATTGGTGATTATCAAGAAGATATCACTTTCAACAAACAACTGGCTGCACTACTTTCCTCGTTGTAGTCGGAGTCATTGCAAAATAATTATTGTTTTAAAATTTAATGTTTATAATGTTCATGGCCCCC